CCTTGATCCCCTGTCAATCCACCAACAAATGCATTCAATGCTGGCACGGCAGTATTTAAAATGTATGCAGTTAATTTTTCAGTTAATGGCAGCAATGCTGCGCCAATTCTTTCCTGGGCTTCATCAATTGCAATTTTAATTCGCACAAAACTTTTTTCAGTAGTCTGCGCTTCATTAGCAGCAAACCCACCAAATGTTCCTGTTAATTGTTTAAAAATATCATTAAAGTTTCCTGATTTTAATGTGGATGCATCAATGCCTAAACCCAGCCTGCCCAATGATGCTGCGTTGCCATCATAAGCCTTGCCCAATGCATTTGCCACGGCTTCCAGGGGTTTGCCCGTTGCACTTGAAACATCCAATGCCAAATTTAATAAATCCTGGGCGGCTTGCACATCATTTGTTGAGCGGGCTAATCTGCTAAATGCAGGGCGCAATTCATCATCAGTCACGCCAATGGCAATTGATGTTTTATCAATATATTGACCAACGGCAGCAATTTGGGCAGTTGTTGCATTGGTTGTTTTTTGTAATGTTTCGGTCAGTTTTCTTTGTGCGCCTTCATCCGCTGCGGCATTCTGCACTGATTTAAGTGCAAACGCTCCAATGGCTGCTCCAGCGGCTGCAAATGCCAGTGCAGCCTTTTTGCCAAAATCAGTTAATTGATCGCCAAATGATTCAACATTTTTTTGTGATCCTTTTAATGCATCCGCTAATTGCTTTGTTTCTGCAAGGATTGATAATTTAAGGGTGCGGGATTGGGTTGCCATTTACCATTCCTTAATGATCTGATCAAATGCATTTTCCCATTGATCTAAAATATAAGGCTGCTCCTTGCGTAGTGTTGGATAAATAAACCAGCCCCGTGAACCCCTGCCAAATTTTCCTGACCAGGCTGGAAATTGTTTAAACTTATTTGATCCAAATTCAGCCCCGCCCCATAATTGCTGAGTAGTGCCACCGCCACTGTATTTTTGAGCTGCAAACCCCAAATTCAATTCACCAATTTTGGATGATTTACTGACCCGCGATCCCTTAGCAATTGGATCATCAATTTTATTTTGGGTTTGACCTGATGCATCAATGATTTTTTTCTGCACATATTCAACCAACGCACCTGATGTTTTTTTGGATTGTGCAATTGCAGCATCATCCATTGCACCGATCACTTTGATAATGACTTTCAATTGTTGCTTATTGTAAGCATCAGAATCAATTGTCATTTTTGCGCTCCTTTAAAATCTCAACTGCGGTTAAAATCTGTTCCGCGCTTTCCCATTCCGACATTGGAATTGATGTGGCAATTGCCAATTCAATCAATAATCGGTTTATGCTTCCGCGCTGGAAACTTTTGGGTTTTCATCACCCACGGTGACATCAACAATGCCCTCGCACCATGCTTCATAAGGCTTGATTGCCTTACCGCCTGCATTGCGCTTCATTGCATGATAAGCCAAAAACAATAAATCATTCAGCCCAATTTTTTCCTGGGCTTGGCTGATTGTATGTCCAGTTTTCTGCTCCCACTTTGACCATTCAGGAACTTGGGCAATGTAAATTGCAGATTCACCGTTTCCATATTCAATTTGTATTGGTAATTTCATTTTTGTTTGCTCCCGATTCTATTGATTAACTAAATGTGGCAACTGGTGTTGTCACGCATGTAAATGATAAATCAACTGTTTGTGCATCAGGTGCAGTGCCGCCCGCTGATGGCAAAATTGGTTGAACATCAAATTGGAATGATGCACCTGAATCTGCGCCAAAAATCACTGATAAACCAGTGTTCGGTGCGCTGGTTGCAGCTGTCCACAATGCTTCACACAATGATGATGCTGCGCCCCAATCTGCAAGCATTGAAACTGCAAATGTGCCCTGTGTGTCAGTAGTGAAATAGGCTTTACCATCTAAGGTTTGATAAGTGTTAATTGTTGAATCTACGGTTAAAACCGCTGATGTGGCTTGCGCATCATAGACATCAGAATCAATTGTGAATGTGATGTCGCGACCTGTAATGATTGTTGTTGGCATTTTTTTCCTTCTCTCTTATATGTCTTGATTATAGTAGGTGCTGACTGCTAAATCGGCAATCAGTATTGATGATGTGTTTATGTTTGTTATTGTTGGGCGTTGAACATCACCGACCACATAACCATTGGGCATCACACCCAAAATTTGAATGACTAATTTTTCTAAATTATCTAATGCGCCTGGGTTTGAATTGTATGCAACGGCAGCAGTTATTGTAAAGTTAATTTTCACACTGACTGACGATTTACTAATCAGGGTGCTTTCCAAATAAGGTGATCCCGCAATAATCACACATGCAGGCGGGATAATGGCTTCGGGAACTGAATCATAAACTGATGCCCCAATTGATGTTAATGCAGCTGCTAAATCTGCCCGCACCTCAGCGATTGATGCACTCATTGGCAAATTGTTTCAGTGTCTATAAATGGTGTTAATAAACCCATTTGGCGATTGATCATTGCGCGCCCTGTTCGGTAAATTGTTTGAGCAAAATCCACGCCCTCAATTTGTGATCCAGGTGCAATAACTGCCTGGAAAATGTCGGTGCTCAGTCCTAATAATGCGTTTTTAATTGCATCATTGTTTGCATAAAGATCAGCGGCACTCGACCCATCAAGCACCGCGACCCCAGCGGGGATAACTGGGGTGACAATAGAATCAGCGGCAATGACGGCTGCGCTGAACCTATACAAATTAGCCGTGCGGGCTTGGACTGTATAAGTGTCATCTATTGCACCACAACCAGTCACTACGACTGATTGACCCTCTACGAAAAGATTAGGGCGGATTGTATAAAAATAAACAATATTATTCTGAACCTCAAATGAATCAATTGCAAATTGATAAGAATTTAAAATTGGCAGTAAAATTTCCTCACTGCTGGCAATAATTTGATCCAAATAATTATCTGAATATAAAGATTCACTCACGCCCAAAATTGCGCGTAAATCATCAGCATCAATGATGGGCATGAGTTAATCCTTTCATTCGGCTGGGCAATGTTCGGGAGCGACCATTACCCATGATTTATTTATTTATCAGGTCTGATTCCAACATGCGCCAAATGGAATCTTTGGTGCAATTGCTGCATAGCCATAATAAAGCAAGTCAACTGTTCCATCACTTTGAATTGCAGTGCGCAATGTAAAGCGTGGGGATTCATACCATGTCCATGCTTGCGGATTAATTGTCACCATAGAGAAATCTCCAGTGGATGTTGTTCCGCCTGCATTTCCAATTGATCGGCTTACATAAAGATCAAGTCCAGGACTGACGCGCCCACGCAAACTGCCAGCGGTTGCAAGTCCAGCCTGATTTGATGGATTGGCTGCATTGTAAAGAGGTGCGCCATTGTCGTTATAACCCATGATGTTTGCCCATTGTCCTGGGGAAACAACTAGATTTTGCGCAAATCCTAATGATGATGAATAAACGGCTGCAGCGGCTTGTGATGTGTAAGCCAAAAATCCAGTTGCAGTGTTTGCATTAACTGCGGTTTGTTGCCCCGCGGCTTGTATTGTTCCAACTGCAAATTCATCAGTGACCTTAGCGTAAGCAAATTCTAAATTTGCTAAGAGGGCTGCTATGTATTCAGGTCGGCTGCGATCAATGAGCTCAACTGTCGTAATTGCACGACCCTTGAAGGACTGAACTGGAACTGATAAGAAGGTTGCAGATAATGATGATTCTGTGACGGCTGTGTTTTCAGGAACATTAGCAACGGTTGGAACTGCGGTGACCTTAGGCAATTCAAATGTCATGCCTTCGCCAACTAATGCCTCGCGGCTTAGTGCATCAATCATTCCGCGATCACCATTTGCTAATGCATTAATGATTTGAGTTGATTGTGGTGTTGGGATCATTCCAGGTGCAGTTGATGTGGTGTTATCGGCTGCGCGCACATACATGCGGGAATCATCATCACCCAAAACATTTGCTTTTAAAAAATGCTCTAAATATGTCACCTTATTAATGATTGGTGAGCGTGGGGATGTATAAGCCACGGGTGCTGATTGGGCTTTGATTGCAGTTGCTTCAACTGTTTCAGGTGCGGCAACTGTTTCAGGTGTTGAATCTGACACGGTTTTTTCTCCTTCGGTTTTTGTTTGATCTGCATCCGCAACTGCGGTTTCAGAATTTTCATCATCAGTTGCTGCCACATTTGTGACACGCGCTGATCTAATTGCTGGCTCACTGGTTAATGCAACGCCTGTGAGATCACCATTTAAAACTTTCATTGTTCCATCCTTTAACATTTCATAATTGTTCACGGCTAATTCCACACTGAATCCATCACGCAATCCATCCATTGCTTCAACCAATGCATCAGTGCCTGCGGTGGTATTAGCAATTTTAAATGTTGCATCAATTGATTTGTCGCCATTCATAGTCATTGACAATGTTTTGCCAATTCTGCGGGTGCGGTCATGCTCTAAATTTAAAAAAACATCATTTGGAGCAATTGAACCCTTAGCAAAAATTACTTTGCCAGTGCTTGCATTTGCTGTTTCTCCGAACGCAAGGATTCGCCCACTGATTGTTCTTGACTCTGAATCAGCTGCGGTAATCTGCATTGGTGTTGTCAGTTTCATAGTGCCATGTCCTCTTTTCTCATTATTTCATCAGCGTTCATCACGCCAATGCGATTGTAAATTTCATACACTTGCGCGCGCTCTAATGATGAACCGCGCAAATACATGTCTAAGTCATAACGGGCAACCTGAGATGATGGGCAAAAATCGGGCATTGATAAACGCTGCTCAATGGCATTCATAATTGGAATTAAACTGAAATCCAACAATGATTGCCGCGCTAATGTTGCATTTGAATAAGTCATTGATGAACCAGTTGGAGCATCCACAAAATATGCAGGGATTCCGCAAGCGCGTGAAATTTCAGTTGCAATGTGTTCCCTGGCAGAATTTAAACCTAATTCCTCAGGTGTAAATCCAACTTTTTCCAAATTAATGTCAGCATTTAAATAAGCGGTGGTTCGGTTGCGCCTGGCAACGCCCCATTGCTCCAATAATTTTGCAATGCGATCTGCGGGCAATGCTGATCCATTTGATTTTAAAACCATTGATGGAATTGGCTCGCGGGCATAATTTAATGCAGCCGCTTCCAATTGCGCGCCCGTGCGAATTGTGCGCCCTGCCCGATTTAACACACCAACATCACCTGGAGAATAAAACACTACTAAACTGCCAACACCTGAATCGGGTGCACGCGTTCCATCAATTGTGTATCCAGTGATTGTGTTTGCATCAGCATTTGTTTCAATGCCTACGCGTTCGGGTGCAATTCTTTGAACTGATCGCACTCTAAATGTATCCTGATACAATTCAACAATCTGCCAATACGCGAACCCATAGAGCAAGATGTCGCTGGCTGTCCAGCCGTATGTGGCTTGTCCAGGCAAACGCCTGTCGGGTGTATTAAACACCAATGGCGAATCCAATCGCATTCCAGTTGAACGATCACGCAAAACAATTGGGATGCTTGCAATACTTGATGCAATTATGTTTTTTGCGCGGGCTGCCGCGGGTATGCTAATAAATTCTGAATAAGTTGCAGTAATGGGTGTGTTCACAAATGTATAAAGTGAATTGATGTTCATTAATGGCGCAAGGTCAGTTGCTGCCACATCAGGTGCATTTGCAGCTGTTTTTGCCTGCAATCTAAATCTGTCTAATATCGCCATGCTCGCATTTTCTCAGGTGCGTAGCACTAGCCAATAAGAATGTCCACATCTGTGCTTGGGCGTGTCGCATAATGTGTGACAAGGGCTGATGCCACTGCCGCGCAAATTGCTGACTGTGATGCCCTGCGACCAAAAACCCATCCGCCATCACCACGGGGCAATTTAACTGCGGATAACATTTGCAGTGTTAATTGTTCTTGATTTCTATGGCGCAACCTGCCTGAATTTATTGCTGAAACTAATTCATCACATGCTTGCGGGTAAAACCCATCCGCTTCAAGCACTGGGATACCAGCGGGGCGCAAGCGATCTGCCACCGCTGCACTGGTTCGCCTGCTAAACAATAAATTTTCAATTGGGTATTTTCTGCAATATTCAGCCGCTTCATTTGCAATTGCTTTATCATCCAGGGCAACCTCATTTTTCCAGGTGTGCAATAGTTTGATTATGAATTTATCCTCACCTAATTGCTGACCAGCAACCAGGGCGCAATGCCGCCTGTCGGGTGAATGATCTAATGCCATCCATGTGATTTTTTCAGGGTCTAAATCCAAATCCTCAGATATACATGCCCGCCATTCAATTTCGCCAATGGCTGATGTAATAGTTGCAACCCATCTGCTAAGCACCTCAGTCATAACAATTTCATGCGGATCATTTAATAATTGGCTGATGTTGTCAGGGTGGATTGTGTAGCCCAGGGCGGGCACGGCAGCAATTATGTTATTTGGATCATTAACATCATCACTAGGGGCTGACCATTCAAAATAAGCAATATCATCTTGCCCACCCGCAGCTGCGGCAATCCCGCGATCCCTCATGGAATTTAAAACAATTGAATGCTGGTCACCTGCCGAACTATAAGCCATGATCATGGGAT